TGGAAATGCTAGAGCCTCAGATGGTGCAAATCTATTCTTGCCTAGAAGTTTAAACGTACAGCTTGTGCCAGATCCCAGATTTAATCCTAATTTTAGAAATGAAATTACAGCTAAAACTAAGTTGAGTGAAGGTGTTTCTATATCAAAATTCATGGGTTCAAAGGGTGATCCCACAAATCTTAGTTTTATTCGTGATTTAGAGCAACGTAAACAATTAGCTAGAAATTTATATGCTCATGCTGAATATGTCATGAAGTCTGTTTCAACAAATAAAGGTGATTTTAAAGATTTACGATTGATAGTTGCTGAAGGCGTATACAGACCTGGTCCTAGTGAAAAAATAACACCTGGTAGCATTAATGACTTAAAGCTAAAGGGACAGGCGATTGTTTATGAATTAATTGATAACAAAGGTAAAATAGACGCTGCTAAAACATTTGACCTAGCAGAATATTGGAAAGACGCTATTTATTTTGACAAATTAATTTTAGACTATGATGAAATTGATCCGAATGAGGATCTAAACGCACAGATTATTGTAGTAATGCCAGAAATAACAGATGACTTTTCAGCTACTTTCAACAGAAAGGTTGAAACATTTTATAATGGCAAAAAACTAGCGGATGCTGAATTAGTCGAGGCATTAACATATCCAGTTACATCTGTTCAAAGTACGATTAATATTCCATTAGATTCTGGTGGGAGATATGGTATTAATTTGTCTACAAGATTTAAACCAATTATTGACACTTTAAATGGCACTTCTCCTAACCTAAGACCAGGCGCTTTAGAAAATATGAAGAGCATGCTTGAAAACGAATATACAAAAATGCAAGAATATTATGGTGGTAGACTTTATATTAATGACGCGCTAGCTAAAGCTGGAACAAGTAGAACAGCTTCCACTCCGGCATCACAGCACTTTTTTGGTAGGGCACTAGACATCGATATTTCTGGAATGACAGATTATCAAAAAATAAAACTAGCAAAGTCAGCAATGAAAGCTGGATTCAGAGGTTTTGGATTTGGTAATACAATTCTTCATGTCGATTTAGGATCAAGCCGTGGTTGGGGATACAACAATAGAATGTGGGCTGGCAAACCGGTCGGCGAGTTAATACGAGATAACAAAGGAAATGTGATAGACATCACTAGTTATTGGAACAGATGGGCTAGAAGATTATCACCAGAATTTGTTTAATCAAATAACGTATATAAATAAAAGTAAAAGATTTTAAACATGGCAACAACAAGAGTTTTATCTAGGGAAGACGGAAATCTATCTAGTAGTATTATTACTAGTAGAGACAAGAACTATACCGATATAGATCTATTATTTTCTGCTAAGCCTAATGGTGAAATTTATACTAAAAGAGACGCGGCTGCCGTAAAGCAGTCCATCAAAACTTTAGTACAAACTAACCATTTCGAAAAACCTTTTTTGCCATTCTTTGGTGGTAATATTAGATCATTATTGTTTGAATTAGTTGATGAAGAAGATCCAACAGAAATTATCGATAATATAAGAGATACCGTCGAGGTATATGAACCGCGTGCAAGAATAATTGATATTAAGGTTTCACTAAAACCTGATAACAATTCAATAGATTTAACAATTGAATTTCAAACAGTAAGTACAGAAGAAACCGTAGTATTTACAACAGTAGTATCAAGGCTGAGATAACATGGCAACAACTATTAGATCATCCGCATTAGATTTTAATAATATAAAAAACAATCTAAAAACTTTCTTAGCGGCAAAAGAAGAGTTTAGAGATTATAATTTTGAGGCATCTGGTTTATCTAATATTTTAGATGTGCTAGCGCATAATACTCATATTAATGCATTGATTGCTAACTTTGCTTTAAACGAATCTTATTTAGGTACAGCACAATTAAGAAGTTCTGTTGTATCATTAGCTGAAGGTTTGGGTTATGTGCCAGATACTGATACAGCTTCACAGGCTGTGGTTAATGTAAGCTTTACTACATCACAAGCAGGTCGTGATACGGTTATTCAATTACCAGCAAAAACAACCTTTACATCTTCGGTTGATGATGTTACATACACATTCCAAACTATTGAAGATTTTTATGCTACTGATGATGGAACAGGATTCTATGAGTTTGTAACTAGTAACGGTTCAAATGAACTTAGATTGTATGAAGGTACTCAGAGAACTAAAACATTCTTAGTTGGTGAATATGAAGATAACCCAACATATGTTATTCCAGACACAAGCATTGACGCTGATACTGTAACAGTTTCAATCTATGAAAGCTTAACTAGTACGGCTGCTACAGTTTATACAAACATCATCGACGCTACTACTATCGATGCAAACTCAACAATCTTTATTTTGAAGGAATCTCCAAACGGATTCTTTGAGCTTTCATTTGGTGATGGCGAAACATTTGGTATTGCTCCTTCTGCAGGTAGTAAAATCGTAGTTGATTACTTATCGACTAAGGGTGCGCCAGCTAACGGAGCCACAGTATTTACGCCATCTAGTACATTTACTGGAGGTAATGTAACAGAAGTCAATTTATCTGTTACAACAGTTACAAATTCTGTTGGTGGTGATACAAAAGAATCTTTAGAATCAATACGTAAAAACGCACCATTCCAATATGCTTCTCAAAACAGAATGGTCACAGCGGCTGACTATTCATCTCTTATTCTTCGTAATTACTCAACACTTATTAAAGATATTAAAGCTTGGGGTGGTGAAGATAATATTGATCCAGAATTTGGTGCTGTTTATGTTTCAATAGATTTTGAAGATGATGTTACTGAGTTAACACAAGCCAATACAAAACAAGGTATATTACAGCTCGCAGAAGATCTAGCTATTATATCTTTTAGACTAAGATTTGCTGATCCAGTAATTACGTATGTTGAAGTTCAAAACTATTTCCAGTTTAACCCAAGACTAACATCACTAACAATAAATTCAGTTCAATCAAATGTATTACAAATTATAAATGATTATTTTGCCGAAAACACTGGTGGATTTGATAAAGCATTTAGAAGATCGAATCTTTTGACACTTATTGATGAATCTAATCCAGCTATTCTTTCTTCTAGAGCTGATGTAAAGATGCAACAAAGATTCTATCCTAGTTCAGTAACTGCTACAGATACTATAAACAATCTTACAAACTTTACTATACCAGATACTCCGCTCAATGAAGCTATAACATTCTTAGCTACAAATGATTATAAGTCAGCGGCTAATATAGTTGTAGATTATGCAACATCACAGTCGTATAGTAGTGTTTTAACAGCTCTGAGAACAATTAGTAACACATCAACTTATAACTTTACATTCCCTACTGCTATTGCAGCTGCTGATGATACAGTAAAAATTGTGACTAGTTCTACATTCTCATATAGACCACCAGCATCAAGTGGTATCACTTCAGCAACAGCTATTGATTGTATCATTACAAATAAGCTAAATTCAACTGTATTACAAATTGAATCTACAGCTGGTGATGTGATTATTGATAACATTGGATCTTATGCTCCAGCTACAGGTAAAGTTACATTAACTAATTTTACACCTGAAGCAGTTTTAGGTGGTAGAGATTATATAAAAATTTCAGTGACACCAGCAAATCAAAGTGCATTAGTACCGACTAGAAATAATATCTTAGAATACGATAGAGAAACATCTGCAGCTAGAGGCGTTTTAACGACAGCGACTAATTAATGGCTTTTTATTACGATAAAACAAACACAGATATTCGCCGCAGAGATATTAACCTGCAAAAGGCATCTATTGAAAGTGTTCTTCCTGAGCATTTTCTAGAACAGTATCCAAAACTAATAGAGCTGTTTAAAGCGTATTATGAGTTTTTAGAAGACGAGGATCAGCCTGGTAAACAAATCAATGAAATGTATAAAAACAGAGATATTGCTCAAGTAGATGCAGATCTTTTACAATACATTGAAGACGAGTTGTTGTTAGGTCAAGCTTACTTTGGTGGGTTTATTAACAAACGTGAGGCCTCAAAGTTTTCTAATATTCTATATAGATCTAAAGGAACACGTTATAGTATTCAGCAATTCTTTAGAGCATTTTTTGGAACGGATCCAGAAGTTGTATATACAAAAGAAAATGTTTTCAGAGTGGGTCCTATTGTTGATGATAATATATCGACTTCAAATGATAATGGTTCTCAAGTAGTAGAACAAGCTTCAATAATTGGTGCTGAATCACAGCGTTATTTGACTGATGATAAGCTATATCAAACTCTAGCAATTCTGATTAAAACAGATATACCTATTAATGTTTGGAGAGAAGTTTATAAACTTTTCGTTCACCCGGCTGGTATGTATCTAGGTGGTCAAATTGTAATATCTAGCACTAATGCTACAGCTATTGATACTCTGATGCCTGAAGTTGCTGCAGCTGATGCTCTTGAAAACGCAATTGTTGTGGCTGGAGTGGCTGATGCTGGAATTGGTAATATGCCAGTTGCATCTGTGACTGGTCTAGAGGATAGCGCAGGTGAAGATTATAGAACAGATCTTATCACTACAATTGAAACAATCGGCGACCTAACGTTTGAAGAATTCGAAGCTAGATATGCTACTATTAGTCAGTCTACCTCACCGTCTAAACCGACAATGGATGATAGTACAGGTGATGGTGGTTCAGTTAGATTCTCTGATTCTACTGGCAATGAAACATTTGACCAATCTTGGTTTGATTCTATTGGTACTTTCTAAAACTAATATAAATACAAATAAGTTATTTTAAGGGAACACTATGGCACGTCAAATTATTAATACTGGTACAACGGCAAATGATAACACCGGTGATACACTACGTGTAGCGGGTACCAAAATCAATGAAAACTTTGTTGAGCTATATACTCAGCTTGGTGGTGGTGATTCTGGCGGAGCATTGACTTCAGCTGTACGTTTGATAGATAGCGGTCTAGAATATATTGGTGTAACTAATAACACCGTTTTAGGTAATATTGAAGGCTCCGAAAAGCTTACAATCTTATTGCCAGATTCAAGTGGAACTGTTATTGTTGATAGTGCCGAACAAAATATGTATAACAAGCATTTGTATAATACAAAAATTGATGGCGATTTAAGACTGCATGGTACTTCTGGTACAGGTTATTATAAAGTAAATTATGAGGGCACAGTTCCTTCTGGTGATAGAAATATAAACTTGCCTGCATTAACTGATAGCGACACTTTAGTATTTGAGGATCATACTCAAACAATAACAAATAAAACATTAAATAGTGCAACTTTAAATTCACCATCCATTAATACAGCAATACTAGATATTAATGGTGCCGAATCTATTAAAATTACAGCTACAGGTTCAGCAGCCAATGAAATTACGGTTGCTAATGCTGCAGCCGGAAACAATCCAACTATATCAGCTTCTGGTACAGATACAAACATTGGTCTTAATATTGATCCTAAAGGAACTGGAGCGATACTATTGGGTAAGGTAGCTTACTCTAGTAAACAAATGGGTGTAGCAGATAGTGATATGTCAGAGCATACATTTATTGTGTTTAATCCTACTGGTGCATCAAACTATACAATTGAGGACGGAACAATCAACGGTGAGTTGAAAATACTTTTGAACAGAGGCTCTGCAAACGCAACGATTTCTTCAGGAAATCTTGCTTTTGGTTCTTCATTTACCATGGCTCCAAACGCTATGGCTCAAATGATTTGGGAAAACGTTGAAACTAATTGGCATTTGTTAGGAACAGACTCAGCCTCTCCTAATATAACAATAACATAACGAGATAAAAAATGGTAGCAATTATTACAGATAAATTAAAGGGCCAACTAGTTAAGTCTATGTTATCAGAATATGATAACGGGACTAATAGATATTTTATTGGCTTAGGCGCGTCTGAAGCATGGGATAGTAGTGACACACCACCTACTCCAACAAATACTGAAAGAACAGAGCGTCAACTAAGATATAAATTGCAGGCTGTTAAAGGTGTATTAGATGCATCATTGGTTGTTACTCGTTACAACTGGTCATCAGGTACAATTTATCAACAGTTTAATGATAATTCATCAGGTCAGGCTACTCGTTACTATGTTATTACAGATGAAAATAAAGTTTATGTTTGTATTAGACAGGGTAAAGATACGAATGGCAATGCTGTGATTTCAACAGTTCAACCAACAAGTACATCAGCA